TGCCAGCAACAGCCGCGTTAGCAACATAGAAAGTTGCTGCCATGACGCCGGTGCCGCAATAGGCTTGGCGGGTGTTATCACCGCCGCCCGAACGCCAAATGCTTTGGGTAGTAGATACAGCCATCGAATTGTCCTCTCAAGCGAGTTCGGTATGGCAATCTGCTTGACGTCAGCCGGGACTGTTTGCCACACCGGGTAATTCCCGGAATTACTGCGTTATAGCATAAAACTATAAAAAAAGGGGGCGTTTAAGCCCCCTTCTATTACGCGCCCTGCGATGCGAACATGCCGAGCGGATCCGACCAACCGAACGAATAACGCTCACGAGCCTTGTAGCGAACGTTACCAGTATCGAAGTCACCGTCCATGGAGTTCTGCAACGGGATACGAACAAAGTGCTTCATGCCGTTAGGAACGTCAGTGGTCAGGAACCATGCGTTCGTGTCGGTCAAGAAGTGGTTGATCGTATAGCCTTCCGGGATGGAACCGTTGTTAACGATCGCGTTCACGTCGTTATCATTGGTGCCCGGACGCAGTTGGGTTTCCAACAGGCGGGTAGCTACGAACTGGAGTGCCGGTGGCACGATCAGTTTACGAGGACGAGCTGCGATCAGCAGACCACGTTCGTCAGTCCAAGCGGCGATCTGAATGACTGCGTTTTCCAACGCGGTTTCAGACAGGTCAACTTGGGTCGACGGTGTGTTGCTGTTGGTGCCGCCCGATACCAGCGGGTGTGCAGTGCTGAACAGAGCAACGCCGTCGCCGCCTGGATAGGTGGACGAGAAGCCATTGTTCAGAACAGCCGCAGCTTTTACCTGCTTGGTGTAGGACATTGCACGAGCCAGCGCCTTGGTGTAGCGAGCCGACAGCGAATCGTAGAGGTTATCTTCAATTGCTTCTTCGGTCAGGCTGAAACCAAGAGCGATAGTCTCGTGGTTGTATCGAGCAGTCCATGCTTCCTGACCATTGTCGTACCGGATCGCAGAACCTTCGTTCTTGACCGGTGCGGCGCTGAAGCCAGACAGCTTGGTTTCTTCTTCGAAGGAACGCTCGGAGGTCTCTGTCTCGTAGATCTCCTTGTGCTCTTCGCCGTAACGAGCGTACTCCATGCCGAACAAAGCGTTCAGGCCAGGCAGTAGCTCTTTCAGTAGTTGTGCGCGTGAAATAGCCATGTCTTACTCCTTAAACACCAGTCGGGTTCAGATACGCATGACCGCCAGTTACAACGGTTGCCACGGTGTTACCTGGGCTAGTAAACGTTGAAACCATGTACGGTGCGTTAAATTTGCAGATGAACTCGCAATAGCCGTTAGCGCTATTCGAGGTATCTGGCACGATATCAACGATACGGATTGGCAACGATGCAGTCGTGGCGAACGAAGCGCCATTGATTGCAACCTGCGAGTCACCCGTAGTATTCGAACCATTGTTCTGGATAAGCGCAGCGTTCAGGCCGATCTGCTCCGAGCTGTAGAAAGCAACGGTAGTACCGGACGAAACAGCAGCCATCTTGAACAGAACATCAGGATCGTCAACAACGTACGCTTGGATGTCAGGAGCATTAGTACCACCAGCGTAATACTGGTAGTTCAGCTTCTGGTTAGTCGATGGGTTGGTGTAGGTGCAGCCTAGAAAGATGCCAACCGGGGTCGCGGTGGAAGTGCCCGTGTCCTTTTGGACCGTGCCGTCCGAAGCGATTTTCACGACATCGCCGTAGTAGATGCTAGTAGCGTAGCCGCTAGCAATACGGAACAGACGAGTCGAACCGGCGTACACCTGTCCGCCGATCAAATTGACCGGCTGAAGCCCATAAGGCTTCGATACAGTAGGATATGCCATTGATAACTCCAATAAGTTTAACCGCCGCCCTTAGTCGTCGAGGAACTCGATTCCTTAAATAGCGGCATACGTGGGTCATTTTGACGCATAAGATTGTTGTCCACCGCCTTGATTTGCTGTTCCGATTGCGCAAGGTAATGTTGGTTACGTTGCTCGGCCAGCTCCTCTGGCGTCTTGCACAACATCACGTCGCCGACTTGGACGCAATCTTTCCAACGTCCGTCGCCATTGACTAGCAGTGCATATTGCGGTTGCTCTTCGACCTTGACTGGCTCCCAACCTTCTCTGATTTTGGTAGAGATGTTGCGGGCGTCAGCCTGACCTTGTAGCGTCACGCGAATCCAACGGTATTTGTAACCCGGTTGCTTATCTGGTTCTGGCAGAAGCTCCGGCGGCCTCCACTGCTGGGGACGCTGCGTTTGGTTACGGCTTTCTGTACTACGTGGCATACGGTTCTCGGCCATTTATCTACCCTCCAGTTTCATCATTTCCTGTACGTATTTCTCCAACGGCACACCCAGTTTTTTGGCTGTGTTTACTGCCGACTGCGGCACCTTGATCTTTTTGGATCCGGTACTTCGCGTTGCAGGAGCAACGACAGGGGCGGGTTTCTCGCGCTGGGGTTTTGTGTCCTGCGCAGGGGCTTCGTCCCGATCTGCAAATTGCTCTGGGAATCGACGACGCATGGTGTCATCGACCTTCTTCCAGTATTCATCCGTGGACGGATAAGACGCCCCGTACTGACTGACCAACTTCTGATGCAAGCCCAGAGCTAAGCTGGTCATCTCCTCGTCCTTACCGAACCATTGGTTGCGCTCTTGCCACGCAACTGCCCTCTGGTCAGGACGAGGTACTGGATTTGTTGCGGGTTGTACATCAGTTTCGATTTCATGTCTAGACGGAACAAACTCGGCAACGCGCTGCAACTTCATCTGCGCCCTGTTGAGTTTCTCCTGTGCATCAATCAGCAAATCAGAGTCACCCAAGTCGTAGGCCTCTTTGTAAGCCCTCTTGGCTGAATCCAACTCCAACTCCGCTGCCGTCTTTGCCGTCTCGACAAACACTTGCTCGCCCTGTGTCAGGCGGCCTTTCAGAGAATTGTTCTCTTCTAGCAACCGCTTGGCGTAGGCCAAGGCTTCCTGCTGTTCACGCAGAGCGGCCTCTTTCTCCCGGCGCTCGTCGTGCCACACCTTCTTCATCTGCTTCAGGCGTAGCTTGACGTTGTCGGAATACTCTTCCAGCTCGTCGCCATCTAGCTCTTCAACGATCTCCTTCGGCATCGGCTCGCGGCCTCTGTCCTCCGGCGGAGTATCGTCCTCTATCTCAAATTCAAAGTCGTCGGCGGACGCCTTAACGTCTTCCTGCTCGTCAGGGAATTTGAACTCCTCACGATCTTGTTCTGCCATTTGTTTCTCCTTTGTTAGGCGCGACTAATGCCGCGAGGATCCTGCACGACCGCTTCGACCACGTCGTCGTTGATGAGCCTGAACTCTTGACCGTGAATCTTCAGCCGCGTGCCAGTGTTAGGACGGGCGAGAATAAAATCCCCTTCCTTGCACCATGGACCGTTTGGAAACCGCTTCTCATCTTTGTAGCAATCCGGACCCATCTTCAGGACAAAAAAGACAGTAGCCAGTACCTTTTCCTCGTACATAGTTTGGTCTGCTTTGACGAGACCGCTGTCGAATTTCTCCTCGGCAGGCGGAAGCGCTACTAGGATGTGATACCCAGTCGGCTCCGGCAGTTGCTTTGCTTTCTCCTCGGCTGTTTCTGGCAGCGTTGAAGTCTCGCCATCTTGACTGGCGATTAATAGTTCACTCATCAGAAAACTCCATTTTTTTTGCAAGGTCCAAGATAAAACCCTCCGCTAGCGATAGACCTCGGATCTCGCCGCAAAGTTTTTGATAGTCCGCAAAGTCTTTGGCCGCGTTGTTAGCCACCGCCTCGACTATCTGTTCGCGCTTGTCACGCACCTGTTTGAGGATGATTTCAAACGCCTTTTCCATTGATTACCCTTTCGGTTTTGTCGGTCTGGGTTCTGGCCTGACCATTTCGGCGCGTTCCTTGGCGATTCGGGAACCAAGCTCCACACCTTTGAACTCCATCTCCGCTTCCAATCTGGCCTTCTCTGCCGCTGTTTTGACACCGGCTTGAACGCCTGCAATACGCTCTTGCGCTTCGATTCGAGCACGCTCGACTTCGATCTGGTCTGCTTTTGCCGCAGCGTCGACCGCAATCTTCTGCTTCTTGATCTCGATTTCCTGCGCTTTGAGCGCCAACTCCTGCTGCTGCATCTGCACCAGC